AGAACGGCGCGATCCGTGGGGATCTGGAGGTCTACCCCACAGGCAAAACAGTTTTGGAGACAGCGCAGGCCGCAAGTGACCTCGTGGGGGTGTCTATCGACATCGCCGCGAAGTCCAAGGTGACGCGCGAGTCAGGCCAGATGATCCGCGACATTGAGGCGTTCACCAAGAGCCCCTTCAACTCCGTGGACATAGTTGTCAATCCGAGCGCGGGCGGGCGCTTGTTTGAAAGTGCCACCGATGATTGGTGGACTGGTTATCAGGAGAACAAGCAAATGGATAAGTTGCTCGAGTCCATCATGGCGAAACCGGAGTTGAAGGCTCTGGTGGAGGCGACGGTGGAGGAATCCGCCCGCGAGGGGCTTACTGCGGACAAACTCAAAGAGAGCTACCCCGCAGTATGGACTATCTGCGAGGCTACGCTGGCCCGCGTGACTGAGACTGTGAAGCCGGAACCTGTCAAGCCAGAGAAGAAGCCGGATACCTCCGCACTGGATACCGAACTGGCGAAGGCCCGCGAGCTGCGCGAGTCTCTTGAGATTCAGGCGTCCGACGGTGCGCTTGACAGGAGACTGACTGAGTCGAAACTGCCCGATGAGATCGTGGGCATTATCCGCCCTTCGTTCGCCGGTCACACGTACGACAAGGCAGAACTGGAAACCCGCATCACTGAGGCGAAGGCCGCACTGGCGAGGCTGTCTGGTTCTGGCCGCATCCGCGAGAACGGGGGGCAGGTGGATGTCGGCGTGGAGAACATAGAGCGCAAGAGCAAGGCGCTGCAGGGTTTCTTTGCCAACGCGGATGTTGACAAAATCCCGCGCTACAAGAGCTTCCGTGAAGCCTACCACGACTTCACGGGCACGCAGGGCATACTGGCGAACCCTTACGACATCCTTCGGGAGACGTACGGGAAGCAATCCTACGACTCCGCCCGTGAGACCATGACCATGGCGACATGGGCGGACATCTTCGCCAACGCCATGTGGAAGGCTGTCATACGGGAGTTCAGCAACCCTGTGTCCGATCAGGGATGGCGAGCCATCACATCCAACGTCGAGACCATCACCACGTTCGACACTCAGAGCCGGATTCGCTACGGCGGCTTTGGCGTCATACCCACCGTCACAGAGAACGGCACCTATCAGCCGCTTGCTGACCCCAGTGACGAGACTGAGACCTATGCCCTTGGCAAGAAGGGTGGACTGTATTCGATCACCTTGGAGGCAATCGCTTCTGACAGATCGGGTGCAATCCGTTCTATTCCACAGCGCATGGGGCGGGCGGCTCGCATCACGCTCAACCGGGATGTGTTCTCCCTGCTCACTACGAACGCGACCATGGGCGACGCGGTGGCACTGTACCACACGGACAGCACTGCACGTGGTGGAGATGGATCTACAGCCGCTAGTGGCAACCTTGGCACTACGGCGTTCAGCACAGCGGCACTTGGGGCGCGGCGCTTGAATATGCTCAAGCGCGCGACGTACGGCGAGACCATCAGTTCTACCAAGATGGACGCCGGGACAATCGTTCCCCGCCTTATCGTCGTTCCGGTTGATCTGGAGCAGTCTGCGTGGGAAGCCACAAAACAACCCAACAAGGCCACCGGCGCTTCGGCTACCGCACTGACCACGGACATCTCTACCATCGGGAACTTCATGGGAACGGTTGGTTGGGATGTTATCACAGTGCCGCACTGGACGGATGCCACGGACTGGTATCTGATTGCTGACCCTGCGAGCTGCCCGACGATTGAAGTCGGCTTTTTCAACGGGCGCCAAGAGCCGGACATCCTCAGCAAAGAGGAGTTTGAGGTGGATGCTATCACTTACAAACTGCGGTTCATCTACGGCGGTCAGATTCTGGAGCCGCTCTGCTTCGACCAGAACCATCTGTAGGATGTAGCCCTTTCCACACCCGGCAGGTACACGCAAGCGGGGGAGTTCCTTGATGGGGCTCCCCCGCCCCCTTTTATGAATTGGAGACACGACAATGGCTAAACAGCCAATCATGAACATCCCCGGCACGCACTACGCGACTGTGCGAATACCGGGGCAAACCGATGCAACCCTTTCCAACAACTGGGTTGTGTGGGAGGCTCCGTCGGACTGCAACATCACGAGCATTTCGTGGACGCCAGACACGGCAGGGCCAGCCGTAAACGGCACCAACTATGCGACCGTCAAGATCATTGACGGCGGCCAGTCCGGGACGGAAACGACAGTTATTGCGTCTCACGCGTTCTCGACCGGCGCAACAGGCGTGGCGCTTACGAAGAACACGATACTTTCGCCTGCCGCTGCGTATGCCATCGAGGAAGGCGACATGGTCGTCTGCCAGAAGACGTATGCTGCGGGCGGCGCGGCAATGCCCGCGGGCACCCTTACCATCGGCTACGTGAGCAAGTAGACGGACTGAGATCATGGGCGGGGGCTTAAACTCCCCCGCCCATGTCTTTCGAGAGCTGGAGGCGGCCAAATGACAGATACGGGGGATGCGCAGATCAAGATCATCGCGGGGATGACAATCCCGCGCCTATCGTTTACCCACACGTGGGCTTGTGCTCAGAGCGTTGTCAAGCAACTTGGGATAAACATCTGGACTGACAATTCGGTGTATTGGGAAGCGGGACTATCGAGGCTGATGCACCGCGCGATTGACAAGGGCTGCGAGTGGTTCCTGTCGCTTGATTTTGATTCCGTTTTTTGCACGGAAGATGTGCGCCAGCTACTGAGCCTGGCAGTATCCTCCGATGCTGATATCATTTTTGCCGCGCAGATGAAACGCGGCAGGGACTCGAAAATAATCGCTACGGTCCGAGATGCGGATGGGGAAACCCTCCGCTTCGGCGAACAGCCGAAGCCGATACCTGAGCCGCTTCTCAAGGTCCGCACGGGACACTGGGGGATGACGGCTGTTCGGCTATCGAGTATGGCTCGGGTTCCCGAGTTCTGGTTTCCCAATACTGACGAAAATGGTCTGTGGCTTGACCCTGATATGGCGTTTTGGGGTAAGGCCGAAGCCGCCGGACTTAACGTCTACCTCGCCCCGAACATCCGCATCGGGCACATGCAAGAAGTGGTTTTGTGGCCCGATCCGGTGCTCCGACCCTTGGAGCAATATATCGGGGACTGGGCTGAAAACCAGAAACCGCCCACCGGATACTCGCTTGACGACCCAAAGGCGCATGCCCGGATTAACCTTCCGCCTCTCCGCGCTTTTGATCGCTATAAGCGCAACGTCTACTCGCAGTTTGGTGAAGACGGTATCATTGAATCCGTCTTCGCACAGATAGGCGTGGAGAACCGCTGGGTGCTGGAGATAGGCGCATCGGACGGGCTGTTCATGTCCAACAGCCGGGCGCTGATTGAGGATGGGTGGAGCGCCGTGCTTATAGAGTCCGACGCGGAGAAGTTTGAGCGCTTGCAGGCGCTCTACGCGGATGTTGACCGCGTCCACTGCATACACATGGCATGCGTGGATCTTGACACGGCGCTTGAGGACACACCCATCCCGCAGGACTTTGACCTAGCTATCATAGACGTGGACGGGCAGGATTATCACCTGTGGAACCGGATGCTCAAATATTCCCCTCGGGTGGTTATGTGTGAGTTTGATGCACATGCCGCGGAAGGATTCATCCCCGCAATCGGCGGCAGCGGAGGAGCGGGCAGAAATGCCCTCATCGACTTGGCCTTTGGCAAATTGTACAGGCCCATCGCTGAAACCGAAGTAAATCTTATCAGCGTCCGGCAGGAGATAGCCGAGCGTCTGAAAACAGATGTGGCTTCCGCGGCGGAGGCCGCCTCTTCCCCTGCGGAGGCCACTACCTGACATGGCAGCGCTACCCTGGTGGGAGGTGGAGGCCGCGCGTGCACGGCGGGAGCTCGACTCCGCTGATGCACGGCAACTGCGCGAGATGCGTAAACTCCTGAAAGACGCCGGGGAAGAAGTGCTGCAGCGCATGTCGGCGTCCCGCCCGGGCACCTACACCTACCAGTATCTAGATGCGCTTGCGGACGAGATCGCGGGCGTGACGGCCAAACTGGAAGCGCAGTTGGCGCGCATTCTTCCGGGGCAGGTTGAGGAAGCGGCGGCGCTTGGGCAGGAATCGACAGAACGCATCGCTAGCAAGTTCCAACCCATGAGCGGCGGGATTCTGCTTCGGCCAGCACTGGACTACCAGCAACTTCTCCTCTGGAGCAACTTCCGCCTTGACCTCGTGCGCAACGGGATCACGGAACCCGTCAAGCGGGCCATGGTGAATCAACTCAAGCTCGGATACGCCGCAGGGCGAACGCCGTTTGAGAGCATGGCGAAGCTCGCAGGCATGTCTTTCGACAGGCTCAGTTTCGCGTCCAAGTTTCACCGGGCGGAGGCCATTGTAAGGACTGAGAACGGGCGTGTGGCGGCGCAGGCGAACCAAACGAGGGGTGAGCAGTATAACGCCCTCTCGGCTGCAAACGCGGCGGCTAGAGGCGAAGGAGCGCCCTTGTGGCGCAAACGGTGGATAACGGCGGCAGATGAACGGGTCCGCCCGACACATGTTGCTGTTGGAGATATGAAACCCATCCCGCTTGATGCGAAGTATCAGGTCGGCGGGCATGAGGCGATGTTCCCCAGGCACCCGTCGCTCCCTCCTGAGGAAGTCGTTAGTTGCCGGTGCACGAGCATCAACATCCCGCCGGGAGCAAGGATTTAGCATGTCAACACTACTCAGAGACGGGTTCGGAAGAACAGTATCAAACGGACTCGGCGTACCCGCGTACGGTGCTGCGTGGACATCCGTTTCTGGGGTAGACGGCACTGACAAACTCGCTCTGTGGGACGTAGGGAGCGGGAACGCCACACTCTCCCCTGGGGATGCAGTGCTGGCGCTTGCGGGCACGGTAGAAGCGGGCGCCTGCGAAGTGCTGGTATCAATTACGAGCATGGATGCTGCATGTATCGGCGGGGCTGTGGTGTTGGGGCTGGACACGCCTGCGGGCATCATAGCCTACTACGACAAGGCGGCTGGAGGAATCAATCTCACCTCCGACAGCCTGTCCATCACGATGCTGACCAAAGCCGTGACGTTCCCGATCTGGCTTCGCTTGCGCTGGGCGGATGGACAGGCGCAGGCAAGGGTATGGAATGACGGTGCCACGGAACCCACAACGTGGGACGTGGAGATGACTCTGGCGTCTACAGGTCCCGGCCAATGCGGGCTGTACGGGCAGGCGTCCACGGGTCAGGCTGTCGTGTTTGGCTCTGTAGAGGCGTCTACCGTATCGCCTTGGCTCGCTTCCCGCGCGCAGTCCATCCTCCATGACACCGCGACCACGGACACAACTCAACTCACAACAGATGCGCAGTACTCCGCTGCGGTAGATGCGGCGCTCGCTGAATACAGCAGGCTCTTCCCGGTCGTGACCACACACACCGAAACGCTCGCGGATGGCGAATACGAGTGGACGCTACCGGCTGACTGGGTATCCGGTTTCAGCTCTATGCAGAGTGTGGAGTATCCTTCCGGGTCGCAGGAACCCGTATACCTTGGGGCCGATGACTACATGGTCACGAGTACGAAGTGGCGGATGCTCCACGATACGGCAGATGCGTCTGAGACGGCGATCTTGACCTATACGGCGCTCCACACGGAGTCATCTGTTCCATCCTCTGACACAGAGGCAGTGGCGATGCTGGCCGCGGCCGTTGTAGCTCTTGAGGTCGCTGCAGGGTTTGCGCGGACGAACAGGCCGGTTGTGGCGGCTGACAGTGTGGACTACAGAACCAAGTCGGACGAATGGCGCTCGCTGGCACGGCAATTGCGGTCCGGGGCGTTTGCCCTCATGGGCGGATCTGTGGACTCCAACGGACGAGTGAAACAGCCGGGCGCAAGCGCAACCGCGCTGTGGGAGTTTGATAGACCTTGAGGGTCACTCGCAAGGGCGGAGTCACGTTCTCGCAGAAATCTGGGCCGGGTTACGAAGTCACCCTGTCGATGGACTCCGTTCCCCTACGGAGGCTGAATGCGCTACTGGACACTAGCGACCCGCGCATATTGGTGGAGTTGCAGGCGACTGCGGCAGAGGTCACGGCGGCGATACAAGCGCACGTGCAAGTCGCTACCCCCGTCAATCTTGGATCACTGAGGAACAGCATCGCAAGTGAGGTAGTGACCGTGTCCAGCACGCCGGTTCATGTCGTGGGAAGTGTGTTCACTAACATGATCTATGCGGTTCCGGTCGAACTCGGAAGCCGCCCCCACATGCCGCCTCAAGCGCCGATCTATTTCTGGGTGCAGAGGAAGATACACCCTCCGCAAGCGGACGTCGCGCGGATCACAAACGCAGTCCGCTGGAAGATCTTCCGGCATGGGACTAAGGGCAGGCACATGTTCTCGCGGGGAGTGCTCAAGGCCATGCCGTTTGTCAACCGGCGCATCTCGCAGGCCATTGAGCGCATCACCGCGCTTCTGGGGGGCTCGTAAATGCTGACAAACGCGCAGACCGTTGCCGCAATTAAGGCCATCGTCCAGGGCGTCACCGGGTACGGCGAGTGGATGGACTACTGGGGGAAACTCCCGGCCTGGACTACGTCTGAGATCAAAGGCGGCGCGTGGTGGAATATTCGCCGTACGAAGGTTGACGTGGTATGGCCGCCGGACTATGCCCACGCAGAGGCGAACGCGGAACTGCTGGAAACTACCTCTTACGAACTGACCATGCACTACCCGTGGGCAATCGAGGTGGCGGGGTCTGAGTCCGAGCCCATCTTTGATGCCCTTGTGGACGCGGTTCTTTTGGCTTTCAACAGCGAACCGAACCTTAACGGGCAGGTTCTCGGGGCCAGTCTATTGGTCTATGACAGTGGAGAGACGGGTTTCGCGCTTCCTACGGGTAGCGAGACCGTCTGTCACTATGCGAGTTTTGCGCTGGATATCCAGCAGGTAAGGGCGATATGACAGGAGCAACACAATGAGCGCAGAGGCACAGATCAAGCTACAGGTAGACCGGTGGGCGAAGCTGAGACAGGGCTGGATTGGCGGCGTCAGCGGTGACACGTTCTACACCAAAGCAGACGCGGCCGCCGATTCACAGTACGAAAACCATGTCAAGGGCTGGAGCCTCACAAGACTGGACACGGCTCTGGCCGCCGGTGCGCTCGGGACACAGGAGAATGTGCGCAACTGGTTCGCGCTTCACCTGGCATACTTCACAGCCCCGACCACGGCGTATGAACCGGGGCTCGGACTGACCGGAACTGGCTGGGATGCGTATCTCGCACTCAAGGGGTGGAGGGTTCCGCACGAGTTCGCCGAGTTGCACTATGATTGCTACGGTCAGCGGATATCCTCGCAATACATATTCCCGAAGGGCACTTGGGCGGCGAATATCGGCGTCAACGCCACAGCCGGCCTGCACAAGTTCGGCGATGTGACTCGAGGCGCATCCTCTTGGCCTGCGGTCCTTTCCAATGCCGACGGGCTCATTCCTTCAACTGTCAAGGGCTCGCCCATCATCATCGTATCCGCTGCAGGTGCGGCGGCAACGGCCCTGACTGTGAACGCAGTTCTACAAGACCGGGTCACAGCGAAAGCGGTTGCACTGACCGGGCTTTCCCTTACCGCCAATACTCAGGTTGTTGTTGGCCAGCAGGCGGTTGGAGCGGCAGGCGCGGCGTCAGGCCAGAAGGACGTTCCCATGGCCGCTACGGGTCAGTTCACCGCCGCCGAATGGGTGCTCATAGTAGAGGGCGCTGTCGAGGAAGTCGCTCAGATCGACAGCATCACGGCAAACACGAAGCTGACCATGGAAACGAACCTGATTAACACCTTCACGGGGTCCGCCGTAGTCTGGCCGCTGTTCACCAACGTTTCAGGAATCAGCGCTGTGACTGGCGGGTCTCAGAGCGAAGTCATTTACGTTTACGCTCGCCCCGACCGGGCGATAGCGCTCTAGGAGATACAACAATGGGACAGGCAGAAAGACAATACGGGAAAGATGTAACCGTTCTGACGCTCGGGACGCTTAACCTGCTGGGGCGCTTCGTGTCTATGACAATCAGCGAGCAGGTGGAGACCGCAGATAACAGAGCATGTATGGATACTGCCGCTTACCCGGTAGGACTTGGTGACAGTTGCGATATCACGCTCGAGGAAGCCGTGGAATCCACAACTTACGACCTTCTCATGGCTGCGGTAGGCACATCCGTTCTGTTCAGCTACACAGCAATCGACGGCTCCCCGCATATCATGCAAGTGCTCATAGCGACTGGAGAACATGCCGTCCGGCGTGAAGGCCAGAACATTACCGTTCGCGCCATGAGACAGGGAGCGGCCACCTCATGACAGAAGAGTCGAAGATACGCCCGGAGCATTTGGCATGGGATAGCCCGGCGCAGGCGGAATGGGATGCTTACGCCGACTCAATACCCTCAGGATCCGAACCGGTGACGCTGGCTGTGGAGAACAAGGCGGGCTTGCCAGTCATGTGCCTCCCCTGGAAGGGCCTGACCATGCGCGGGCAGATCGTCTTGCACCTGGAATCTATCCTCCGATCGTACGGTACAAATCACGATCCGCATGACAGGGAACAACTATGCGATGTCCCCCTTGAGGATGGCACCACAATCAGGGTTGAGGCGTACGCGGTGCAGATGGCTATTGCCATGCACAAGCGCATAACCTGCCCCAAGTGGTCCTTTCCTAAATGGCTCTGGGTTGGGGAGAACGACCCGGCGCTCTGGAACGCAATCAACGCGGCCATGGATAAGCTGGACTCCCCTGCGGCGGAAGTGGACGAAGCAAAAAACGCCTCAAGCGCCGATCCGTCAGAGATAAAGACGGACGGCGCGAATACCGAATCGGATGGGAAAGACGGCGACTCAGAGCCTGCTTCGCCTGCTTCGGCCAACACCCCGACCTGATGGACGCCCCTGAGTGGGCGATCATTGACGCTATGGCGCTGACTGAGGTGGAAGAGGAAGAGGCGGCGGAAGATGCGCGGAGAACCTAATGGCTGAC